GTCCAACAGCACCAAATCTAAGACCTGTTGGCGGTCCAAAACAAGATGATGAATATGTAAATGGCGGTCCAGTAAACAATATCGAAGTATCTATTAACGATCGTCCTTGGAAGATATTTCCAGGCAAGGGGCCGGATGGTAGCAAGGCATTTTTCCAACAAAAACAAGACGTTGACGAAATGTGCAAACGCAAGACTGCCGCAACTGGCAAAAAATGGAGTTGGGGTGTCACAGGTGACCCTGCTACTAACGAAAGTGTAGAAGAAAACAAAAAAGGTGTACGTGCTGTCAAGCATACTACAAAACCTAGAAATCCTGTAATGGCTGGAGACAAGCCGGGCAAAGCCACTGTTACTCATAAAAATAAAAAGAAAGATGCAGAACGCGGAATTGAGAAACACAAAGGCAAAGAGCCTGCCTATGAATCTCGTCTTTGGAACGCACTTTCGCAACATCTAGAAAAATAATGCGTATAGTAGAACTAGTCGAATCATCAAAGCGTACACCAGATTTGATGGATGCTTTTGCTGCGTTCTTTCCTCTAGCCATGCAAGAGTTAGAAATTGACCGATTGCCTGATATTAAATTAGAACTACATTTAGAATTAGATGAACAGCCTTCATTTGGTAAGTTTGTTCAAAGTGAAAATAGAATGTATCTAGCAATAGAAGATCGACATCCAGTTGATATTCTTAGAACACTGGCACACGAACTAGTACATTACAAACAGGGTGTAGAACACGAATTAACTTCCAATAGTGGCGATACTGGTAGTCCTCAAGAAAACGAAGCACATGAAGTTGCTGGCATTATTATGCGACATTTTAATAAACAGCATCCAGAATTCTTCGATACTTCTGCCATTAATATCAGCGAAAGTTTTAAAAAGAAAGCAGCGGGTCTAGCATTAGGTGCATTGTCTTTAGGTGCTCAAGCTACTGCTCCCCAGATAGTTCAACAGATTGTTGAACCAGGCGATACTGTGTATTCCATTGCAAGACAGAATAATGTTCCTCCTGCAGAGATTATGAAACTTAATAAAATGGGCAAGCAGACAAAACTTGAAATTGGTCAAAAGGTAAAAGTGCCTGACTATTCGAAGCCAATTAAATTGCCCAGCACAGTAACTCCTACTGTTAAACAACCTCCTAATATTTCTCCAGCAGCACAGGCAGCACCTATGAAAGTATTGCCCAAAGTTGGCGATGAAGTTTCTTTGTTGAGTGACAATCCTGATGCAGAAGCTGCTTTACAAACTGCTGCCAAAGCCGCAGGACTTAAAGGTGCAGAACTAGCACAGTTTATGGCACAGACTCGACACGAAAGTTGGGACTTTGGTAAAATGAAAGAAGTAGGCAACAAGAAAAGATTTGCCAAATATGAAACTCCACGTAAAGCAAGACAGTTGGGCAACAAAGTAAAAGGCGACGGTGAAAGATTCAAAGGCCGCGGCTTTATACAATTAACTGGACGTGATAATTATACTCGTGCCAGTGAGCAAATTTTTGGTGATGACAGACTAGTTCGTAAACCCGAATTAGCCAGTGACCTTAATGTTGCTGCTAAGATTGCTATTTGGTATTGGAAGAATCAAGTTAGACCTAATGTTAATAATTTTAACAATACAAAAGAAGTAACTAACGCAATTAATCCTGGTCTAAGCGGGCTACAAGATAGACATAATAAATTTAAAGAATATCTAGCAATATTATGAGAGCAGATGAATTTATAAATGAAAACACCGCCGATGGCATCAACAAGATGTTTAACAATCTAGGTGATCCTGTGTATGCTAATCTACAACGAGTAGCATTATTAGCCATGCAAGGAAGACAGCAAGAAGCAGCCGGACGCTTACAATCAGTAATCAAAAATGCTTCCCCTAATGTGCAAAAAAAAATCACAGATGCAGTAAACAATATTAAACCTGTTACAATAGATGGTAAAATAGCCGATTCTAGTACATTGGATAAAAGTAAACAACATCAGGATTGGATCTTAAACACATTCATTCCGTGGGTAACGTCTTTATTAGATCAGCAAGGCATGGCAGAAAATTTTGCTGACGGTAAGAATCCTGGACGAAAGGGTCTAGCTAAACGTAGTGGAGTAAATACCAAAGCCAGTGTTAGTAGTCTGCGTAAGACTGCAAAAAATTCATCGGGTGAAAAGCAACGTATGGCACACTGGTTGGCTAATATGAAAGCAGGAAGGGCAAAAAAGAAATGAAAATAACTGAACTATTAACAGAGTCTGCTAAGAAAGGTCTTTACTATTACGTAAATAAACGTAAGAAAGCAGGTACTAGTAGAAGCAAAAATAATCCTAAAGCGCCGTCTGAACAAGATTGGAAAAATGCTGCCAAGACTGCTAAAAACGAAGGCGGCAATCCTCGACAGGCTGCTATTGCCATTGCTAAACGTGAATCAGGAAAATACAATAAAGATGGTGAGCGTATAAAAGAAGATTCATTATTAGATCAAGAATTTGATCTTATTGAATCAATCATCGAAAAATTAGCAGAACATAACGGTGTAGATGCAGAAGTAATCTGGGAGGACCTAGAAAGTCTCACAGAAGATGAACTCTACGCTTTTGCTGTGACGTCAGAGCCTGTGATGGAAGACTGGCAAAAGGCCAACAAGCGTGACAACACAGATGGCATGAGTCAAAAGGCTGTGAATGCGTATCGCAGAGAGAATCCTGGTTCAAAGTTGAAAACTGCTGTGACCACCAAGCCGTCAAAGTTAAAGAAAGGCTCAAAGGCTAGCAAACGTCGTTCAAGTTATTGCAGTCGTAGTCGCGGACAGATGAAGATGCACAGTATTAGCTGTAGTAAAACTCCAGACAAAGCAATCTGCAAAGCACGTAGACGTTGGAACTGCTGATGAGAGATTTATTGACTATTATAGAAGCTGTAGAGACTAAAAAGTTAACTACAGAAAAACTTCCCTATGGTAAGTCAGGACTCAATCCTGTAATGAGCGATGCTAGCATCAACTATCATTACGAAAAACTAGCCAAGGGTTATGCAGAAAGATATAACAAAGGCGAAGGTGATCCTACGTTTAATGAAGCAGGAAACTTTCTTCACAATTTGTTTTTTCCTCAACTACAACCTCCAAAGGCCAGTAACAAGCCTGCAGGTGCATGTCTAGAACTTATTGAGAAAAAATTTAAATCATTTGAAAAATTTCAAGAAGATATCCAAACTGAAGCTATGAAGATACAGGGCAGTGGATGGATTTATCTCAGCACATCCGGTGCTATTAAAACAATTAAAAATCACGAAGTTAGAAAAGATATAGCATTGTTAATTGATTGGTGGGAACATGCCTGGGCATTGGACTATCAAGCAGACAAACAAAAATATCTTAAAAACATTTGGCGTATAATTAATTGGGAAGTTGTCAACTCAAGATTATAACATGAATCAAAGACCATTGTATTTTATTTCTCGAAGAAAAGAATTAGAATTAATTAATAAACTAGAAACTATTGTCGATAACAGATTGTTTCACCCTTCTAATACTGCTGTGATACAAGCCAGTGTTGATTTTGCAGGAACTGCGGCTATGCATCTTGCTCATTCTTGGTCTGTTGGTGGGGAAATTATTCCGATTATTCCAATTGAAGTAACGTATCCCAACGAAACCTACGACTATGTTCGATCAAAATTTCAATACGATATGCGTTGGCAACTAGAACATTTTGATTATAAACGATTTGTAGTTGTCGAAGCAGGTATTATTCGCGGTGGAAATTGGAAATGGATTTTAGAAGAATTTGCTCTTTTAAATGTTCCTCGAGAAAATATCACACTAGTAACTATGGTAGAAAATATTCATGCAATTATAAAGTCTGACTATGTTGGTGAGTATTACGATGACGATAAAGAAGATTTAACCTTCTACTTTGAAAAATTCAACAAGCACTGGCCAGTAAAGTAACCAAACAGGTTGCTTTCTACCTAAATAATCTATACTATAACACACAAGGAGATAATCTATGGGAAAAGCATTTGGAGCCCCAGAGCAGGCCAAAATTAAACAAATCGTTGCTGAAGGCATGACAGTTATGCAGGAAATTCAAGACCTTACAGAAGGATTGAATGATACAATTAAAGCAGTGGCAGAAGAACTAGAAGTTAAACCTAGTGTGATTAAAAAAGCAATTCGCATTGCACAAAAAGATCAATGGGATCAAGTCTGGAGAGAATTTGACGATCTAGAAACTATTGTTGACATCAGTGGACATAGTTTCCGTAAAAAAGATGATTGAAATTTTTAGACCTACCTTTGAATGGATTCGTAATGACTATCGCACTAATAGTTTTCGCTTTTTTGTTGAGTTGCTTGCTTGGGCTATATCTATCGGGTGTAGCATTACGATGGCATCCACGGTTCCAAATCCACCCCTACTCATTCTCTATCCTATATGGATTATGGGTTGTGCTATGTACGCTTGGGCTGCTTGGACTAGGAAAAGTTTTGGCATGCTGGCTAACTATCTATTGTTAACCACAATAGATTCGATTGGCCTAATTAGAATGTTAAATAATTAAGAGAAAGGTTCGACCAGCCATAAATGGTTATGAAGGTATTTGTCAGCCGCAAATGACATGGAGAAAATATGAGTTATGTTGATTCCGTCTGGGATCGCGACAAAGACACCATTCGAGTTGTCGAGCGAGACCCTACTAAAGGTAGACAGTTTAAAGACTTTCCTGCCAAATATGTTTTTTACTATCCAGACCCTAAAGGAAAATATCAATCCATTCACGGAGATCCTTTAACTAAAGTCAGCGTAAAAAGCCATAAAGAATTCCAAAAAGAACTACGCATACACAGTGGTAAGAAACTGTTTGAAAGCGATATCAATCCAGTATTCCGTTGTCTAGAAGAAAATTATCTAGGCAAGGATGCACCAAAATTAAACGTAGCGTTCTGGGATATTGAGGTAGACTTCGATCCAGAGCGTGGCTACGCAAGTCCTGATGATCCTTTTATGCCAATTACTGCTATTGCTGTACATCTACAATGGATGGACACATTAGTATGTCTTGCTATACCGCCCAAGACTATGACTATGGAGCAGGCGCAGGAAGCAGTTAAAGAATTTCCTAACACTATTCTGTTTGATTCAGAATATGACATGTTAGATACATTCTTAAATTTAATTCAAGATGCTGATGTGTTAAGTGGTTGGAACAGTGAAGGGTTTGATATGCCGTATACTGTTAACCGTGTTATTAAAGTTTTAAGCAAAGAGGACACACGCAGATTCTGTTTGTTTAACCATTATCCTAAAAAGAGAGAATACGAAAAATATGGTAAGGACGCTGTTACTTATGATCTTATTGGTCGCGTACATCTTGACAGTCTCGAGCTATACAGGAAATACACTTATGAAGAAAGACATAGTTATCGACTAGATGCTATTGCCGAATATGAACTAGGCGAAACTAAAACTGTCTATGAAGGCACACTAGATCAACTTTATAATAATGACTTTAAAAAGTTTATTGAATATAACAGACAAGACTGTGCCCTGCTTGACAAACTAGATAAAAAACTTAAATTTATTGATCTAGCCAACACCGTTGCACATGAAAACACAGTATTGATTCAAACTACAATGGGTGCTGTAGCTGTTACTGAACAGGCAATTGTAAATGAAGCTCATCATAGAGGTATGATTGTTCCAGGTCGTCCTAAACGTGATGAAGAAGTTGATACACAGGCCGCAGGTGCTTATGTAGCATATCCTAAAAAAGGATTGCATGACTGGATTGGAAGCATGGATATTAACAGTTTGTATCCAAGTGCAATTCGTGCATTAAACATGGGACCAGAAACTATTATAGGTCAATTGCGTCAAGATTACACCAAATCAGAAATATCTAGCAAAATGAGCAAAGGTAGCTCGTTTGCGGCTGCATGGGAAGGTAAGTTTGGCAGCAACGAATATGAATTTGTAATGAGTAAGGATCGGGCAACTGACATTACTATCGACTGGGAAGATGGTAGAGTAGATGTTCTCAGTGGTGCTCAAATTTATGAATTAATTTTTGAAAGCAATCAACCTTGGATGTTGAGTGCCAACGGTACTATTTTTACCTACGAGCGTGAAGGTATTATTCCCGGACTGTTAAAACGTTGGTACGCTGAACGTAAGGAAATGCAGGCCAAGTTAAAGGAAGCTATTGTCGCAGGAGATAAAGTACAAGAAGAATACTGGGACAAACGTCAACTAGTTAAGAAGATTAACTTGAACAGTTTGTATGGTGCTATTCTGAACGCAGGTTGCCGTTTCTTTGATAACCGCATTGGACAAAGCACTACACTGACTGGTCGGAGAATTGCTCGTCATATGGCTAGTAAAGTTAACGAAGTTATCACAGGAGAATATAATTACATTGGAAAAAGTATTATCTACGGTGACACTGACTCTGTTTACTTTTCAGCATACACTACGTTGAAAAACGACATCAATAAAAAACTTATTCCGTGGGATAAAGACACAATTATTCAACTGTATGATACAATCTCAGATGAAGTTAACAGTACATTTTCCCAGTATATGCTAGACGATTTTCATTGTCCAACTAGCAAGGGTAGTGTTATTAAAGCAGGCCGAGAAATTGTTGCAGTTAAAGGCTTGTTTATTACCAAGAAACGGTATGCTGTTCTTTACTTTGATAAAGAAGGCAAACGTAGTGATGTAGAAGGTAAACCAGGAAAGATCAAAGCCATGGGGCTAGATTTGAAACGTAGTGATACTCCAGAATTTATGCAAAAGTTTTTAGAAGAAGTATTAACCAAAGTACTCAATGGTGCTGAGGAAAAAGATAT